TCAAATTGTTCTTTAGCTTCGAGGTATGAAGTATGGGCCTTAGATTTGCAGTAGTGTAGTATTTCGCGGGTGAAATTTTCTTTGCCAAGAGTGAGTATATCTTTGTTAAGTTCATCGGAGGAACCATAATAGTCCATCCAGTCGCTGTCGATTTTGCTTCTAATTTTTTTCTTCTTTTTAGTGCCGTTTTTTAGTTTTACTGTTTTATAAGATGTCTTAGAGAATTTTGCTAATTTTTTGCCGATGTATTTGCGGCCTGTGATTGTATTGGTAATGAGATAAACAAAACCAACACAATCCTCAGGAAGTGATTCTACCGAAGTTCCTTCGAACAACCATGTCATTTAGCTGACAATGCTGCCTTTTCTTCCGTAATCTCTTTACGTCTTTGTTTAACTAGTTTAGCAACTTCTTGTAGTGCCTTACGAGCACGACCTGCTGCCGCTTTGACTTTTTTAGTTGTAAACTTTTCGTTTTCTTCAATATAAACTTGAAATTGTTTAACCAATTCTTCTTGTGTGTTTACTGGTGTTGTGTTTTCTTCTGTCATTTTATGCCTCTACCATTTCTATATCTGTATTAAAAGTTGTAAAGCCGTTTTCTTTAACAACTTGTAGTATGTTATTTACTCTTCCGACCAGTTCATCTCGGTGGCTAATCAAGAAGATATTCTTCCGATTTTCTCGAGCCATCTTTTTAAGCAAGCCCAAACTGTTGTCAACGCCATTGGCGTCCATACCACTGTCAATCATTTCGTCGATAAACAACAAATTGATTGGCCTATTCAAACTCTCATAGACATCTCTGAATGCCCACGACAAGCCCAAAATAAGTCTATTACGTTCACCTCGACTCAAGTTATCAAAATCAAACTCTTGTCCAAGTTGCGTAATGTCTACTTCCAAGTCACTGCGGAATTTTACTTCATGCGGTAACGCTAGCTTTTCTAAATAATAAGCAAGTCTATGATTTAGGTAAGCCAAGTTCTGTTCAATAATACGCTTACGAATAAAACTATCTTTACTGGTCAACAGTTTAAGCAAGAACTCTTGATGCTCTTGCAATTTAGTCAACGCATTGATAGTATCAAAATTAATTTCTTCCAAAGCAGTTGTTTTAAGATGTTCAATCTGTTCAACATATGGATCAATATCTAATGCTCTGCGTTCAAACTGATCCTGTGCTGTTTCTAAAGTACTCTTATGATTGACAGCATCGTCGATGTTAGAATATTTTACTTTAGGTGCACTGCCCAACTTACCCAGATCCAAAATTTGTTTTTCTACTTTTTTGAGTGCTTTTGATTCGTTGTCAAGTTCTTCAGTTAGTGTAGCAATAGCATTATTGATATCATCTAACATACTGGCTTGTTTGTCGTCGTGTACATCTTGCCCACAAGCATGACACTTGTGTTCCAAAGCATGTCCCTGAGCACTGGCCAAGTCAGCGAGTTGTTGCGTAATTCTCTTTACTGCACTTTGATGTGTGGCTAAATCTTTGTTATGACGCTTGAGTTCTTTTTCATTAGCCTGCCATAATGCCAGTGCTTTATGATTTTCTAACTCTTGTGTAATATCAATGTTTAGTAGTTCGTCGATGGCCGCTGCCAGCTTTTCGAGCTCGTCGGTTTGTTTGGTCTGCCAAAGACGACTACGACGTTCCAAGTCGTCAATAGAGTTTTTAATTTTAGTGTTTGCATCTGATACTGCCTTAATTCTATATTCTTCTTCTTTGGATTGGTCCTTAGTGTTCTTAATAAGCTCTTTAAGCAAAGCGGCCTTTTCACTAAGTTGCGTAATGCCAAGAAGTTGTTCAATAATATCACGCTGATCATTTGTCTTAAGACTCAAAAATGGTTCAGTGTAAGTATTTAACGCACAAATATGTTTGAACATATCATGACTCATCCCAAGTAGACGTTCAATTTCTGCTTGGGTTTCTTTATTCTCGCCTTGTTGCTCTTCTGTTTCGCCTTTGTCAATTTCTTGATCATCTACAATAAATCGCAACACGTTGGGTTTACGCCCGCGTTCAATTTTATAGTTATGGCCGTTAATTTCCATCTCGCAAGTGACTAACATGTTTTTAGTGTTAGTTTTGTTGATGAGGTTATCTTTGCGGATGTTAGTAAGAGCATTGCCATATAACACATAGCTCAATGCGTTGACGATAGTAGTTTTACCTGTGCCATTACGACTACCATCACCGCCCAAGTCTAAGTTATTACCCAACACAAGAGTAAGACCATGTTGGTCAAATCTCAAACCTTGAGTAACGTTACCAACTGAAAGAAAGTTTTTTACAGTTAAATTTTTAAGTTTAATCATCGTTGTGTATTATACATGAAGTCCGTTGTAAATGTCAATGAGCGTTTGGCGATCAACTACATCGCTTTCAATTGCTGTAAGTTGACTGACAACAATTTGATCCACTGACTCAAAGTGTACATCACCACTCCAATCTTGTGTATGTTCTTCACGCTTGGCTGGAATAAGGTTTAGTTCTCGAAGATTGTATGTTTCCATCCAATTCTCTTTTAAGAATGTTGCTTCTTCAAAACTAATATCAGCATCGCAGGTAACACGCAGGAAACTATTTTTATTCATATACTTGTCAGGATCTTCAATCAATCTTGTAAGATCAATAGTTTTGAAACTGGGCGCATCTGGCCAAGCAATGTATCTAGGAGCAGTACCCCATTCCATAATCATCATGCCACGATCATCATCCCATGCATCACTGTAATTATGCGGGAAAGCATTGCCAATATACTGCACATTACCTTTACGTTGACGCAGATGGAAGTGACCGGAGAAAACATATTCTTGATTAGGAAAGTGTTCGCTGCTCAGTCCACCATGGTCGGGCATTTCAACCATAGCGTTCATTTTAAAGTTAGGAAGTTCAAAGTGGCCAAACACATAACGACTGTCAAGACGTTTCATGCTAGTCCATTCATCTCCTACTAGCCAAGGCACAAGACTAACGCCGCCTTCGGTATAAACATCATTAACCAAAACAACGTTTTTCTGATTTCTGATAAATGGAATACTTGTTAAGTCGCGCTTCTCACGATAGTACAAGTCGTGATTGCCAGGAATGAAGAAGAAGCGTTCAAAGTGTTTGCTGATATAATCAATGGCATCCACCGTATAGTTTAGCGTACTGACGTTAACTGTAGCACGATGGTGATGCCAGTCGCCCATAAAGATAGCAGTGTCGCAGCCTTCCTTTTGAGCAGTAGCACAAAACCATTTAACAAAACCCATACAATCATCATTGTGTGATTTTGAATTTTGTCGCATACCAAAATGGATGTCAGTAAAAACAGCCGCTTTCTTAAACATATCTGTCATATAAGTCCTTAATCTTTCAATCCTGCCAGACGATCACGTTCGTCGCGCATATTAGCTTCGTGTTCAAATTGCCTAGAAAAACTAGGATTGCTACCATATTCAATTAGCAAGTCATCTCGAATCATTTGGTTTTTCTTTTCAATATTAAGGATTCGAGTAAAACTGTTGTCAATGGCCGCTGTATAATAAGCAAAAGGATTTTGTGATTTTGATTCGTCAAACTGTAAACCGATTTGACTTAGTTGTAGTAATGCTTGGCTACGCATTTCATCTACGTATGTATAACCACGCCAGTTAAATCGCATACTGTAGCGTTCGCAGAGTAGCATATAACTCTTGGCAAGCTTTTTTGTTATCTCGCCATCTAAGCAAAACTCTCCAGTGTCCATGTCACCTTTCCAGTGACTTTTGCCAACGCAGACGAGTTTTTCTTCTCCGTCAACTTCTTCAAATTTAAAATGTTGATAGGGAGGAAAGTTGCATTTGCTGTGATGATCTCCACGATTTTTTGGAGTCTTCTTGCGTCCAGGTTCCAATGGCACATGATCATGTGTCATGATTCTAAATACAACGTCAGTTTTTGCGACTTTTTTATAGTCAATTTCAACTTCTGCTAATTTAGCTTTTGGGTTAATTTTTTGAGCTTCTGCTAAAGCAAGTTGGCTTAGTTTGAGTGCATGGTTGCGTTTAGCTTCTGCTATAGTTCTTATGTTAATTTTAGACACATCGGCTAAAATTAAATCATAATTACCATATTCGGGTTTTGTATAGCTACTGTAGTTGTTCTTACTAAGATGAATTTCTTTGAGTAATTCCTTGTTAGTCAAGTACTGTTTAGCTAGTGGGTTTGCTTGTGATGTTGCCATAGCATTTATTTTAACACATTCCTTTTAACAAAGTCAAGTCTTTTTGGAATTAAAACTATAGATTATTATACGCTAAATACTAGTATGAGCGTATTTTTAAGAGCAAAAAATCATGTGGGAACTTTGAAAGAATTGGGTTTCCAATATACTCCACAGATCGAGTATAGCAATGACGTCAAATATGACGCATACAGTCTCACGCACACCAATTATCAGCCGTATGCATATTCTAGAACAGAAAACCCAACAATCAATTTAACCTGTAAGTTTAGTGCTCATACCACAGAGCACTTTAATCACTGTGAATATGCTATTAGATTTTTACGCACTTATACCAAAATGAATTATGGCAGAACTGATGCTCAGCGCGGCCAAAGTCCGAGAATTTTAAGATTTTTTGCATACGGTAGTCCAATATTTAATAACGTACCAGTAGTTATTAGTAAGTTTTCAATGACATTCCCTGACGACATTGACTATGTTAAAGGAGTATTTTCTCCAGATGACAAACTAGTCGAAACCTCGCGTGATGTAAAAAAACCAACAACAGAAGTACCAACGAACGAAAACGGCGTTCCTGAAATGGTTATTACTGGACAAAGAACTAGAGAATTTTATTTGCCTGTATTTTTTACTATTAATATAGGTTTATTAATGCAGCCAAACATATACAAAACTGTCAATGAATTTAACTTAGAAGATTTTTCCAAAGGTGCATTGAGTTCGAAAGGATACATTTAATGGCATCAACTATTATTCCAACAGACATGTATGGTGATAGAAGTTTCCTTCGTCAGACATCCATTAAGAATTTTTACTTAGATGTATCGAGCTTACCGGCTGTAAATTTTACCAAAGGCGATTATGTTATTGTGCCACCTGAATGCGAACATAGAATAGATTTGTTTAGTTACCAGCAGTTTGGAACTAGTAGACTGTGGTGGATAATAGCATTGGCAAATGTAGATGTAATCAGAGATCCTATTTGGGATTTTAAGTCTGGTATGCAAGTCTTTATCCCAAGTGATTCTGCCTTATTGGAGAATTTGGCCGGGGTTAGATAATGTCTACAAAAACACACCCAAATGGACATTTCGGCGCAGACCGTGGCGGTAGACCACATGATGGCTGTGACTTTAGTACACCAGTAGGAACACCTTTATATAATACAACCCCTGTTACAGTTGTTCGCGTATTGGATACTCCAAATAAAACTGGCGGCAATGGCGTTATAGTTAGAGATCAATTCGGCACTGAATATTATTATGGACACTTAGATACTGCTCCTACTCAATTACGTCCAGGCATGCAGTTAGAACCAGGTACATATCTGGGCAGTACTGGTAATTCAGGTACAGATGGTTCCGGAAGGCCATATGCTGCACATTTGCATTTTGAAGCATGGCCCGGCGGAAAAAGACCAAAGAACGAAGGCGGCCGAGCAGCTGATCCGGAATCTATAGATCCTAATACCGGTAAACCTTATCTTAATGTTGCTACATACAATTTAGATAAAGATGGCAATCCTATTAATAATCTTAGAACAGGTATAGCTACACCAAATAAATTCAAAGCAGGAAAACCTTTACCTGACCCCAAAAAAAATCAAAATTCGGATTTAAATAACGATAGGCAAAAGAAAAAAGAAGGATTGTTTAATAAACCACCACCATCTAATACCCAGCCGAGAAAACCAAATAACAATGACTCATTGGGTGGATTTATGAAACAACGAGGATTACTAAACACCAACGACGTTCACAAAATGCACGACGGAGGATAACATATGGCACATACCTATTATACACGATTAACATTAGTACATCCAAACGATGTCAACAAACTAGATCCGAGACTGGGAGTAGTTATTGCCGAAACAGCCACTACTGGAAGATTCATTGTCACAGACGTCAGTTGGGAAGCTTCTATTAACGCTAATGCAATGACATTGATTGCTATGAATCACACAGGTGATTTAAAGATATATGAACCCACTGGCATGGCCATGCTGGATTATATTAAAGCCGCTGCCTTTCAAGTGGGGGTAATGAATTACCTTGATGCCAAATATCTATTAGAAATAGAAATATTCGGTGAGAACGTTCCGTTATCTGGAACACCATACAAATACATATGGCCAATTCTAATAATTTCCACAGAGGTCAAAGCTTCTGTCACTGAGAAAGGTACAGAATACAATATAAGATTTACGCACACTGGTAATCACGGACAAACGGATTTAGTACAGCCTATTAAAGAAGCAATCAAAATTGAAACTGGCACGGTTGGGGATTATTTTAGAAAATTACAAATAGAATTAGAAACAAAAGAATTTAAATATGCGGCCGCAAGACAAAAAGCAGGCAGTGGTGCAGCAGTTGGAGGCCCTAACCCTGCGAGCCAAGACGTGTTCCATGATGAATATCATTTCTTAGTTGAACCCAGAATAGAAAAATATGAATTCACTACAAAGGGCAGAGCAGATCCGGCAGTTCAAGGAACATGGGGAGGGTTAGGTGCATTCTTTGGAAAGTTTAATGTCAGTGTACGACCAGGCACTCCATTAACACAACAAATATCTAGAATATTACAAAGTACTAAAGATATATCTGATTTACTGCCTGGTCGTCCGCGCCCTCAAACTGCTGATGCAACAGGTAGCAGTGAACAAAGTAAAGCAAATTTAGAAAGTATGCTTGGTAGTGTATATCAATTTTTTAGAGTTGAAACCTATAGCGTTTACAAATCTTTTGATTATATTAGACAACGCTATGCTGTCAAGCATGTATTTTTAATTTACTTGGCTGATCAACCAAATATGTACCAGTATCCAGATGAGCTCGTTTTATTAAACAAAATGAGCAACAAAGACAAGGTACTTACAAAATTAAGATATTATTTACAAGAAGGATTGTTGCGTAAATTGTATTATTTTAATTACACTGGTATGAACACTGAAGTACTTCGCGTAGACATGCAGTATAATCAAGCCTTCAGCATACCTAGTTTTCCAGTTATATGGGCCGATAGAGGACAGACAGGCCCGGGCGCAATGAACATACAGAATTATAATCGTCGTATAAGTCCTTATGTTCATGCCAACGATGCTGGCACGGCTCGAATTGATATACAAACAATGCAACGCAAAGCTCAAGAACTAACTATGAGCTTAAAAAAGGACATGGAAAAATATGCCAAAGGAGATCCTGAAGCATATCAACGTTATCTTAACAGAAAAGGTAAACAAGCTCAGCAAGACTATAAAGATATACAAGACTATATTGCTTTTTTAAATAAAGAAATTGTTAAACGAGAAGAAGAATTTAATACGCAAATACAAAAAGTAACTGGCACTAGTATCAAAAACAGAAAAGATTTATTCGATACTTTAGTCTATGCAGAAGATGTTGGCAAAGATAAAAATGTATGGGAAACAATATACAAAAAAGCCATTGAAATGGATTATCCTAATTTGATTCCTAGAATGGAACCAGATGTTATCGGCGAGCAAGTTGACATTGTTAAATCCGAAAACGAAAAGTTAATGGAAAAAATATTCGCAGTTCAACTAGCACCTCGCGACTTAATGAATTTGGACATGGAAATTGTAGGGGATCCTTATTGGCTGGGTGTTCCTAATTTATTAGTAAATGGGCAAACAGGATTTAATAAAATAGAATTGCCTAGTTCAAATGAAAATGAGATTAGGGCTATGATCAATGCACGTATGCCCGGCATTGAACCAGGATGGGCGTCAAAAGAACCAGTATGGAAAGATTATGGCGTAGCGCAATGGTATAAAGGAAGCCAGTTATTTTATTTCTGTACAATGATGCCTGATGGTGGTTACAATGATCAAGACATGTTAACGTTTAATTACAATGATCAAATCGTTGGCATTTATAGAGTTATTAAAATTGAAAATTCTTTTAAAGAAGGTAAGTGGACACAAAAATTAATAGCATCCAGAGATCCTACAATACCTAGTCATATTTTGCCTAGAGCCAATTTAACAGAGGGCGGCGATGTGTCCTTTGAAGATTGGGCAGATGGAGTACTGGCATCAGAAGACAGAGCTCGTGATAGAATCAATGATCTACGTAGACAAGGCGCTGAACAACGTGATGCCGAATTGAAACAAGAAGCACTGTCTGGAGATCAAGGTGCCGGCGCAGGAGGAGTAACAGCTCCTAATACCGTTGCTACTATAACCGGAATACCAGACGCATTAACTAGACAACGAATTATGTTAAGAGATGATCCTCCGCCAGCAGTTGCTGATCCAGTGACAAATGCACAGGCTATGGTCGATAATGGTAAATCTAGAAATGAAGCATACGAAGCTGCCAAGAGACAATACAGCGAAGAAACAAAAGCTTATTATAAGCATCTAGAAGGAATAGACAAGAAAGCCTATGCAGAAGCCGGAGTTCCAAATTATTCACCATACTCAGCTGAAACACTGGCCGGCCTTGCTATGACTAAGAGCGGAGCAGGTGGATTAGATGATTGGAAGAATAACAATACTGCTCGCCCAGGCCCTGCAGAAGTTAATAACCCATTGGGAGTAGGCTATATTGCCAATCGAAACAAATACAATGGATACAACACATGGGAAGAAGGCTTGAAAGCCGGCAACGAATATTATAACTATGGAGTTGGAGTGATACCGTCTGGTTCGAAAGGTCCTGATAGATATTTAAAGCCAAGCAGTTTGACGTCAAAAGATGAATTTGAGTATATCAGAAAAGCAGCATTAGGAGGTAAAGGATAATGGCAAGAGTTCCTAATCCCAATGGCAATAAAAAAGCTCCAGCTAGTTATGTAGATAACAGGGGCGCCGGCGTACCTCGAATGTATGGGGTATATATCGGTATTGTTAAAAAGAATGACGATGGCCAAAACATGGGCCGCTTACAAGTATACATACCTGAATTTGGAGGAGACCCTGAGGAAGAAAGTAGTTGGTATGTGGCTAATTATGCTAGTCCTTTTGCAGGAACGACAAGTATATTTGATCAGGGTACTAACGTAGAAGAATACATTGATACTATTAAGAGTTATGGATTCTGGGCAGTACCACCTGATATAGATGCTAGAGTATTGGTAACATTTGCGGATGGTAAGACTGACCTGTGTTACTGGTTTGCTTGTATGTATCAGCGTGGCACACAGGTCAGTGTTCCTGGAATCCCTGCCGGTAAAACACATAAAGGCGAAAACATACCAGTAGCGCCAAAAAATAGAAAAGATCCAGATCCAGATTTAGAAAAATACGTGGCACATGCGCCTGCATATAATTCTTTAAAAATGCAGGGATTAGAAAATGATCCTTTACGTGGAACAACTAGCAGCGGTGCAATGCGAGAAACTCCTAGTAAAGTTATAGGTTTATTAACTCCTGGCCAGCATCAATTTGTATTAGATGACGGCGACAAAGATGGTAACAATAAATTAATTAGATTAAGAACAACCAACGGCACTCAGTTATTATTAGATGATGTTGCTGGGCACATTTATCTCATTAGTAAAAATGGTGAAAGTTGGGTAGAGTTGAGTGCAGATGGCAGAATACATTTATATGGCAGCAAAGACATAAACGTCAGAAGTCAAGAAAATATAAACTTATATGCAGACAATAATGTTAATATAGAAGCAGGATTGAATATTAACATGAAAGCCAATTTTGGTAGTTTTCAAGTCAGCGCCGGCAACGAAGTTTCTATGCTAGCGGCAACAAATACTAAAATTAGTAGTGGCGAAACAAGTAATATTTTAAGTGGAGTAGCACATTATGAAACAGCTGGCGTTATTCATATGAACGGTCCCGTTGCTGATGCTGCCAATGAAATACCAATGTACAACCTAGCTGTTAATCAAGGCGTAAAGGAAAGTATTTGTAGCATTGTACCAGAACATGAACCATGGGCCGGCCACAGTGGAATGATTAATCCTGTGGGCACTGGTAATATGCAAATGCAATCTGATCCTGCTCCTAATCAGATTCAGCCTAGAAAGCCAAAAGAGAATGAAGCACCTGCACCTATTGTACCTACTCCCAATAACGATGAAGAAGTAGCAGTAGAAGATGCAACAGTCAGTGAAAAAATTGTCAGCGTTATTAAACAACAAAACGGATACACTCCGGTTAATACTGCTGATGGTAAAGGCGAGAGCGGTGGCTACGGAAGTGTGATAATTCCAGAAAAAGCAACTCCTCCTTATACAGGAGCAAAAGGCTTTGATTTAAATTTGCCACCTGGAAATGGATCAGTGTTGCTAGGTACAAATATTTTTAAAGATTTCCAAGCAAAGTTATCAGCCGCAGGTAATGCAATTACTACTGGATTAAAAAGTGTCACTGAAAAAATATCACCGACAAATAGTGTAGTTGCTGGCGGAGTATCAGTTGGCACCGGCTCGTCTATGGACCTAAGAAAAATCTTAAGTCAAGGTATCAGTCCAGACAATGCACAACAAATGTTATACAATGATATTGCACGAAATCAACGCGATGTTAAAAATATGCTAGCATCTACGGGAGTAAAAAGTGTACCACAAAACGTGTTTGATGGTTTAGTGAGTTATCAAAATCAAACAGGCGATGCTAGCACAGCATTTGTAAAAGGACAAAAAGTAGACTTAACACCTTTGTATAAAGCAGGTGCATGGGACCAGGCAGCTAGCTTTATCGCCGCAGACGAACGAGACAGAAATCGTCGAATTTTAGAAGCAAGCATCATTGCCAATAATAATTATGGCCCTGAAATCAATGAACAGCAGATTATTAATAAAGGCATTGCTAAGACCAATGAGATGATTGCTAAAGGTAAACTAAATCGACAAACAAGTAGTCCTGCCACAGACCAACAGTTAATTGCTAATGCAACAAACTATTTTAGGCAGACTGGCACTCCTATAGAAGGATCTACCTATGCACTTAATAGTCTAGTTAATAAAAATGTCACAGATGGCAATTTAGAAAATATTGCTAGACAGGGCTTTGTTGGCCCGTGGCCATATTAATCGCAGACTTCTTCTAACCAAGGATCGTCTTCGATGCCGAAGGTTACTAGGTATGTACGGCCATTGTGTTCGTATTCGTCAGTCCATAACCGTTGATTGTTTGCCGAACTTACAGGAGTTTTGAGACTGAGTATAAACATTAGATTCTTATACTCTTGACCTTTTATGCGGCGCTTGTCCGGACCCATTACTCTACGTAAAAACGCCCGAGCTTCTTCGGGCGTCATGTCTAGCACATTAGACTTTTTTGACATAAGGTGTAAGATCCGGAGGAGTCCAACCTACAGGCTTCAAGACCTTACCATCTTCACGCTTACGAACCTTGCCAGTTTCTTTATCAATCTTGGCAAAGTTAGTGCTCATAACTTCTTTCCACGCACCTTCGCCATCCATACCAGCCGAGTGAATAGCACCAATGGTAACAACAAGAATATCTTCCAACGCATCTAGCGTCTCTAACAGATCGTTGTTGTTGATTGCTTCTTTAAGCTCTGTAAATTCTTCTTCAATTAATTTTACATACAATTTAAATTGTTCTTGATTAAAGCCTTCGACTGTCTGATCGCAGGCTCGCATAAATTTTTCTTGATCTCGAAAAGGGTTTGTCATAATGTTAGTTGTTCCATAAAATGCTCATGCACTGGCATATGTGCTAGGGGTCTGAGCCACCCTTTACTATAAGCTTCTGCTATAATAGTTTTATAATAACTAGGACACTGGTCAGTGATCTCAAACGAAGCTCTTGGCCATAAGATCATACCATCCGGACAAAACATAAAGTCATTGTCCCCTTGTTTGATTGTTTTAACGGCTGTTTTTATCACGATTGAGCCATTCTTTAATAGCAGTGAACAAATTTAAAAAACGCATGGAGTGAGTATTAATCATAGGTTTATGATGTGGGCATCGGCCTTGATTATAATCGCACTGTATCGAATACTCTTTTCTACATGTAGTACATTTCATTTTTTAAGATTTTCTATAACGAGTTGCTCAGCATCATCCTGCCTGCGCTTTTGATCGAATTCAACAGCCTTAACAAACATCATATCCACAAGTTCTGCCATGATCTGTTTACCAGGATCTTTTAAACTAGAGTATTGAGCGCCTACGGTACTGATATAAGATTGTTCTTTGTCTCTAATAGTAGCCATTAACTGTGCGGCAAGTATCATACCAATTTCTTTATCGGTAAGCATATTAGCCTTTTTTAAGGAGCTCGATGAACGCAATTTTGCCAAGGCTTTCTCCAAAGTCCTCGTCACTGCTAATAATATGTAAGCTCGTTTCATGACGATCACGTTTTTGATCGTAGTGACTAATTTCGACAATCTTGCCTCCTGAAGCATTATATACTGTAAATCTCAAAGGTTCGTTTTCACTGCTTAGTGTCTGATTGTGTCTACTACTGCCAATAGCGGAAATAGTATTCATTTTTCTATCATCACGAAACGTAAACGCATTTTCGGTTGGAAAAATAAAGTTATGTAGTTTTGTTCGTAGCCAATTTATCATTCGAATATCCTTAATGCTTTAATATCTTTATGCTTGACAATTATAACATTATAAATTTTTTTGTCAAATCTAATAGGTAAATCCAAATGAATGCTAATACGTGGTCCTTCTAGCTGACTAATTACAGTATCGTTGCCCACAGAACCTATAAATGGAATTTTATTCCAATGACCGAATACTCTGTCACCTAAATGCCAAATTGGTTTATAGCCAATGCGGTTAAAATAGTCTGTTTGATTAGCCATTCGACACTTTGCCTACAACAATAATCATTAACCAGAAGCTGATTGCACCACACATCAGACTATAGGCTGCATATTTCAATCCGCTTTTGCCTTCAATTTTCTCTACCTGATATGCACACCAGTGAAATCCGGACAGAAAAGCCAAAAGGAACGTAAGGGTTAGAAAAACTATTATCATAGTTTTTCTCCAGGAACAAATCCGCGGAATCGCAAAAAGCGAGGGAATCGCAAACTATACGTACCGTCTTGATTCTGTGTAATAGCATCGGCTCTTACTTCAACCACTGCTCCAAGTAATGAATCACGACTAGTCCAAAAAGTGATGCGATCGCTATCAGAAAAACCGCTACCGCAATTGACTTGAATAAACTTTCCTCCGTCGTCTCCTGCACAGATAAGTGCTCCCAATCGTCCTTCGTTTCGTCCTGTTCCTTCTTCGACACCTTGCACCTCCAAACTTACCTCAATAAAAGGTTTTAGTTTCAACCAAGCATAACTGCGCTTGCACTCATAAGGAGCCTCAGGGTCCTTAATCATAATGCCCTCGTAGCCGCCTTCGATGGCCAGTGCATTAATTTCCTTGAAACGTTTTTGGCCAGCTTCTGTGTCCAAATCAACAAGTTCTTGCCCTACAACAGTTACGTTGGGCAATGCATCTTTGTTGAATGCAAACCATGAATTGATCCACTCACTACGTTGTTCTTGTGTAGTGGCACTTTCACCAGATTCAAACTGAACTAATGGCAATGCGTCAAACAAGTTCAGTACAGCATCATTAGCTTTAACATTACTTTTACGATGCACTTGCTTCATCAAGTCTTGGAAACTGCTACTCATAATTTCGCCGTCCAAGACCATAGGCTCTGTAAACTGTCCAGCAATCTTGCTCAACTGCTCTTTAACATGCGGGAAATTTACCAGTTCCTTGCCATTACGGCTAAATTGATCAACACGGCCGTTGGGATGGACAATAGTAATAACACGAACTCCGTCAAGCTTGACTTCGATAATTCTTTTGCCAGTAACTTTACTTTCATGATTAGCACTATCATGAGCAAGCTGACAACCAAAAATAGGGATGATATAACTAGCATATTTCTTTTCTACAATCTTATTAATTGTTTTTTCGCTAGTACCGCAACGCAGGTCCTTGATAAGGATACGGCGATACCAACCATTCCACTGTGCTTTTGTAGCACTCTTCATCATTTGAGCAACTGTGTCGCGGGCAAGGTTGCCTGTGAGACTGCGATTAACAAAGCCAGTGATAATGAGACTAAAACTATCCCAATCCAAACCAGCACCATCTGCATCTGTCTTTTCTGGAATTTGTTTAAGCCCAAACGTAATCATAGGGTCAAGTGCTAGCCTGCACCCTTCAAAAAACTCAGTGTTACCTGCATCTGCTTGAACTTGAATGATAGCTTCTTTGTTTAAGCGACTGGCATGTTTTTCCAAATCGCCGATGACTTGCCAAGGTTTGTCCATAGTGGTCCCGTAAAAAATTCTCTATACCATTATTATAACAGTATAGAGAATTTGTGTCAATTATTTTCGTAGACGGTTTTTTATAATGCCCAATGAGTCCAAAATATTTGCAATATTTTCTGGTAGCTCAACATCAAACATGATTAGTTTACTAGTCTCACGTCTATATTTGTTTTGGATTAATTCAGTTTGCAGGTTTGATAGTGCCGTATGTATATCGGATCTATCATCATCCTTACTAATAAAATGGAATTTTTCTAATTGGTTATATCGTCGAGTTTGATACTCCACGTTTAAGTCGTGTCCTCGATAACCAATTTCCACTTCTTTTAATGCTTTCAGATTGGAAAAATAATTTATAGCCTGCAAACAACTTAGATTTTTAGCATCGTGTTCTTTGTAAACATCGTAAGGATAACTCTCCACTGAATGTTTGTGGAATTCTGTGGCTTTTTCTTCTAAAGATTTTAGTACAAAATCTATGGTTTCCAATGTAAAGTTAATCGTAATCGTGTTCATTCATTAAGTCGTATCGCTTTCGATACATAATTGATAGTTCGTCTTTTAGTTTAAGTTTCTGCTTTTTAAGGTCTTCTGCTTCATATTCATTCCAACTTTTTTGAGCAAGCAGTGCATCCAATTTTCTTGATACGTGTGTATGTTGATTGTCCAAAGTGCGTATGTGGTGTTCGATAGAGTCTATGTCCATTTTTAGCTCCTTTCTTTACAGAATGTGTGTTGACACAATATATTTAATGTTGTATAATTATTTTTGATAGCGTCAATGCTATTTCATACCAAAATAAATTTTAATAAAATGAGCGATACATTAGTTTTAAACCACGACGGTACTCCATTGAGTATGTTACCTCCCAGCGTCATTGACTGGCAAATGGCAGTCAAATTGCTTTACTTAAACAAAGTGATGGTAATTAAAGAGTACGACGACTGGACGATTCATAGCCAACATTTGGAGCTAAAAGTTCCTAGTATCGTTATGACTAGGCGTTATGTTAGACCCCGTCAGCGTGTGTTGTTTAATCGTAAAATGGTTTATTTGCGTGACAACTATACTTGCCAGTATTGCGGCGAACAGTTCCAAGCCAAAGACTTAACCTTGGACCATGTCAAACCAAAAAGCCGAGGAGGTGGTAGCACTTGGAGTAACTTGGTAACTTGTTGTGGGACTTGCAATTGGCTTAAAGGCGCCAAAGTAATCGAGCCACTGACAGTGCCCAAAGAACCTAATTATTGGCAAATGGTCAAGGCTGCTAAAATGGTGATCCCATACTCAATGAGAGATCCTGCTTGGGGAGAATATTTAGGCTACAGCGATGTGCCTAAGTAGGCAATGAAATAAAAGGGGCCCAGAGCCCCTTTTATTTTGACTTGTAAATTAGATCTAAGCCGCCCATCTTGCCGGCATAAATGCCGTTTTCGTGTTGACTGATAAGGGTAATTTTTACCCCTTGTATCGCTGCGATTAATAATCTATCATTCATGTCAATGACATTGGCAGTCATTGCTTTGTTATTGTTTTCGCAGATAATATTAACAGTGTCAGGTATATTTCTTTTTTGCCAATCATTTTTGTTCATAGTGCGTCCTATCGTTAACTACTTATATTATTTTATAATAAATATGAGTATGCGTAAATTTAAAGGCTTTAGTACAGTAGATAAACAATGGGGCAACTTCAAGTTATATGACATTGAACTTGCTAAACGCGACCTTTTGAACGAGTTATACACTCGAAAAGGCGAACGAATCATGAGTCCAGATTTTGGTAGTATAGTATGGGATCTGTTGTTTGATCCTATAACCGACGAAACCGTTCGACTGATAGAAGAAGACATGCAACGAATACTGACTAAAGACCCTAGACTAGAATTAAAACAATTAGATGTAAGGGAAGATACAGACTCCCAGATCATCACAGTAGCGATTATACTGAACTATGTTCCTACAGCAACATTAACAGAGCTTGTTGCTACATTTAATCGAGATACCGCAGTAAGCAGACTACAAGGATAAGAGTAATGCCAAAAGCAATTAGACAAGAAAATTTATATGGAGCAGAAGATTGGAGTATAGTTTATTCCAGCTTTAAAAATGCCGAATTCATTAGCTATGACTTTGACACACTGCGTCAAAGCATGGTTAATTACATGCAAACTAACTATCCTGAGGAATTTAACGATTACATCCAAAACAGTGAATTCATTGCGTTACTAGATTTAGTTGCATATGTAGGGCAGAACTTGGCATTCCGTATGGATTTGAATGCTAGAGAAAATATTTTAGACACAGCAGAAAAACGTGAAAGTGTGTTACGTATTGCACGTATGCTTTCATACAAACCAAAACGTGTTCGTCCTGCACAGGGATTTATGAAAGTAGTAAGTGCAGTAAGCAGTGATCAGATTCTTGATAGCACCGGTGTAAACTTATCTAATAAAACTATTCAATGGGGCAGCGATCCCAGCGAATTAGAATACGAACGATTCATCAGAGTCATGAATGCAGCCTTTGGCGACAACAACAAATTCGGTAATCCAGTTAAGCGAACAACAAATAGCATAAACAGCACAGTCTACGAAGTATATAATTTTAACAATACAAATTCTATTGTTAACTTCCCGGTTCGCGCTGTAGTAGATGGATACAGTTTGAATTTTGATTTGGTACCGGTTGATATTAACACTTTGGGAATTATTTCACAAGTAGAGCCGGATTACAATACAGCATTTAGTGTGTTGTATCGTAATGACGGTAAAGGTGTTGGCAGCACAAAAACGGGTTTTTTCTTTTTAGCCAAACAAGGTTATATTGCTAATACAGTACAAACTCTATTAAGTCCAACAGCCAATGCAGTCATTGATATTCCAATGACTGATAATATCAGTGAAGAAGATTTCCACGTACAAACAATAGACGAAAACGGATCTGTTATTAAGACATGGACTCGTGTAAGCAATTTAGACTTTAGTAACATTGTTGTCAATGAATACGGCGCAGCAAATAAAGATCTCTACGAAGTATTGTACAGTGATGCTGACATAACTAGCATCAAGTTTGGTGACGGAACGTTTACTAATGTTCCTACTGGTAATATTCGCGTCTGGTATAGAACCGCAGAGAATAATTTTATTAGAGTCAAGTCTGGAGAAATTACGAACGTTACTTTTGATATCAGCTATCGCAACGCCGATAATCAAACACATACATTGTCACTGACAATGGAATTGCAAGACAATATGGTCACTGGCTTGCCATCTGAAACAGTTGACGAAATTAAACGTAATGCACCAGAAGCATTCTATAGCAAAAATAGAATGGTTACCGCAGATGATTACAACGGATTCCTGCCAACGCTAAACAATGACGTATTAGTTCTTAAGGCAGAAAATAGAACATTCAGTGGCCACAGTCGTTATGTTGATTTAAAAGATCCTACAGGTAAGAATCGTCCATTGATAGAATTTGCCGATGATGGTTATTTGTACAGAGAAGAATCTGTTAAGAACACAGTTGTTCCAGATGACATTACAAGGCGCACAGTTGATTTATTAGATGAATATATCGAAAGTAAATTAAGCAACGTTGGCCTATTGAATTTTTATTATGGTAAATTAAATTTAACCAACGTAACAGGCAATGCCGCATTAAATTATTTTCCGACAGTTAATATTGGAAAAACAATTTACTATACAACGTTGACTAATGCAATCGGTGTAAATGATATTTTCAGTTCAATGGTAGTTGATCATACAAACACAACAGACCCATACGATAACTTTGACATCGATGGCGGCATGTTAATGATCGATGATGAATTGTTCACTTACAGAGAGTTACAGCAAAATAGTCAAAATTCGACCTTCATTGGTGTTCAAAGAGCCGCACAAGGAACAGCAGCCGCAAGCCATACCGCTGGCTCTAAAGTTTATAAAGTGTTGGACTACCGCTGGAGAGTTGCATATAATGATGCCAATAGCAGCAATGGTTATATTTCGGAATCTAACGGTAACGCTACTCCTGTTAAGTTGGGCTTTACCACTGGCGCTGAATTGCGTTCGTTGAGACCAGGTTCTGTATTGAGATTGCAAACACCGGAAGGAGTTAATCGCTGGGCCAACGTATATGATATTAAAGGTGATGGTCTTGGTATTGAAAACATTGATTACGTTTATACTGGTTTACTGGTAAACGGTATGGGTACTGTTGAGATCAGTAAATCTATAACGTCTTTGGATTTAATCAAAGAAATATTGCCTCCATTTACACGAGTTTTTGATGATTTAACTAGAGCTACAATTATCGATAAATTAAATGCAAAAGAAAATTTTGCATTGAAATTTGATAACCTTACTCCTAGATGGATAGTGATCAACAGTCTTGTCGACGTTGAATCAACTTGGAATAGAACAAGTGATAATAATGAATGGTTGATTGCATGTATAAGAGATGGTCAAGGCTGGAAGATTACTATTCGACAGCTTGACTATATCTTCGGCAGCGATGAGCTTATTAGATTCTATAACATTAACTGGAGTCCTACGTTCAATCCTAGTTTCCCATCATTAAGTAAAGATACTATTAGTCTGTTACAAATGGGCGCCAATAATAAAATACAAGAATCTAAATCTTATAAGATCAGCGGTTACTATGTTTATGATGATGGATACACTGATAACAGTAAAGTTAAAGTTACCCCATTGGACATAGACAATGACTTTTTACCCGACGATCCTGAACACTTTATTTCGCTAGTACGTGATAGCAGATTAAATTTAGTTAACTACGAAGAAGGCGATTTTAGTTATCTTGTACCGGTAGAAGTATCGACACCAGAAAGTGTAGTAAAAGTAGTTCCGGGCATTAACTCCGTTCCGTTTAAATGGGAACACTCGGTAGAAATAGACCAGTCACTGGATCCGAGTCTAACAAACATCATTGACGTCTATGTGTTAACTAAGACATATAATGATGATTACACATCATGGAAAAGAGCTGCTGATACTAATGTACTCGCACCCTTACCGCAAACATCAGAAGAATTAAGAAATAGTTTTTCTGGTTTACTAAGTTATAAGATGATGACTGATGAGATTATATTTCATCCGGTAAAATACAAACCTTTATTTGGCAATTTGTCAGACAAGGAATTTCAAGCACAATTCAAAGTGGTTAAAAATATAAAAAGTAAATTAACAGACAGCGAAATAAAAAGCAAAGTAATTGCCGCAGTTGATACCTTTTTTACTCCGGGCAATTTTAGCTTTGGGGAAACATTTTATTTCACAGAATTGGCAGCATACATACATACAAGTTTAAGTACAGATTTAAGCAGTGTGGTAATTGTTCCATTAAATCAGGAAAGTAAATTCGGTACGCTATTCCAAATTCAACCAGATAGGAATGAAGTTGTTACTAGCGTAGCAAATGTAAATGACATTATAGTTATTTCAGAAATCACTGACAGCAACATTAGGATCGGTCGA